AAAAATGTTTGATCTAGAGAGTAAGATTAAAATGAAGAAATTTGTTGATCCAGATATCATTGGCCGAGTGGCTAGTCAAATCTTAGGTACTGCACCATCTACCACAGACTTAAAAAAAAAATAGAAGAAGATACAGATCTTAGATTTCATTTTTTCCTAGCAGAAAAATTACATAAAACTATTGGTGAAATAATGCAAATGCCTGTAGAGGAATTTGATCTATGGGCTGCATATTTCCAACTTAAATTTGAAGAAGAACAAAAAGCATTGAATAAGGCAAAGATGCAAGGTAAAAGAAGGTAATGGCCAAAAATTTACTCATTAATATTATTGCTAGTGACAAATCAGCTGCAGCACTTAAAGGTGTTCAGAAGAATCTTAATAGTGTCAAAAGCACAGTATTTAGCTTAAAAGGTGCATTAGTTGGAATAGGTGCAGGAGCAATATTAAAATCCTTTGTTGATGTAGGTAAAGAAGTAGAAAGCCTTAATATTAGATTTAAGTTCTTATTTGGTTCAGCAGAAGAAGGTAGAAAAGCATTTGATAATCTTTCTAAGTTTGCCGGGAAAGTTCCATTCTCCTTGGAGCAGATTTCTAGAGCATCTGGTAACTTGGCAGTTGTTTCTAAAGATGCGAATGATTTAACTAGAATATTAGAGATAACCGGTAATGTCGCAGCTGTTACAGGATTAGATTTTGAAACCACTGCATCTCAAATTCAAAGAGCATTTTCTGGTGGTATCGCAGCAGCTGATATCTTTAGAGAAAAAGGTATTAGATCATTATTAGGATTTGAAGAAGGAGCTAAAGTATCAGTATCAGAAACTGTAGCTGCATTTGAAGCAGCTTTTAGTGGTACAGGTAAGTTTGCAACAGCTACAGACGAATTAGCACAAACACTTGAAGGTACTTTATCCATGATCCAGGATACTTACTTTAATTTTCAAAAAACTGTAGCCCAAGAATTTTTTGATGAATTAAAAGGAGAATTTGGTGATCTTAATAAGTTTTTAAAAGATAATGAAGAACAAATACAAGCATATGCTAAAGCTATTGGTACTAATCTAGCTGATGCTCTATTATTAGGATCTAAAGCTGCCCAGGCTGCAGCTCCACCATTAAAATTAGTTGCAGAATCTGTAGGTGGTTTAATTAGTGGATTTTTATCATTACCAGAATGGGTACAAACCACTGGTGTGATTGGTGCAGTTATTGGAGGTAGGATTGGATTTGGTGTTTTAGTATCTCTTTCAGCAATAGCCAAAGCCATTAAAGATATTGCTGATGCATCAGCTATAGACAATTCTCAAGCAGGATTAAGTAAAACACTTCAAGAAATAAATACAGAAATAGCTATGATCCAGGCACAGTATCAAACTGGATTAATTGATGAAGGTACATATCTAGCTGATTTAGAAAGATTAGAAAATTACAAAAAAACTTTACAGAGTTTAATGGATCAACAATTAATCTATCAAGATCATATTTTACGAATAGGTAAAACTGAAATTGATACTCAAAAAGAAATTCAAAAAGAAGTAGAGAAAACCAAAAATATTTATATGGGTGCTACTGATACAATTATAGCAGCCCAACTAGAAGCATTAAAATATGAAAAAGAAGTAGCAAAGCAAAAGAGATTAGAACAATATAAATTAAGAGATGAATTAGATGCTATAGAAAAAGAAAAATTAAAAGTTCAAAAAGATGCACAAAATGAATTAATAGATAAAACAAAAAATACTTTATCTACTCTATCTGGACTAAACAGAAATGCATTTAGAGCCTATCAAGCCTATCAAATAGCTGAAGCTACAATTAATGCATATAAAGGTGCTACAAACGCATTAGCTACTTATCCTCCTCCTTATTCTTTCTTAGTTGCAGCTGCATCTGTTGCCCAAGGCCTAGCATTAGTTGCTCAGATCAGATCACAGAATTATTCTGGTAAAGCATTAGGTGGTAGAGTACAAGCCGGATCAGCTTATATGGTGGGTGAAGGTGGAGGCCCAGAGATGTTTGTACCAGATCAAAATGGAACTATCATTCCTAATAAAGATCTTGGTAAAACTGTGAATGTAAACTTTACAATCAATGCAATAGACACTAGAGGATTTAGATCTTTGTTAGTTAATGAAAGAGGAACTATAGTAAACATGATAAACCAGGCAGTGACCGATAAAGGCAGAGAGGCAGTAATTTAATGGCAGGTACATTTCCTAATACAAATTATTCTGGATTAAATTTTAAATCTAATCAAAGAACATTAACTTCAGTTGCTGATGATGGAACAACTTATACCAGGCAAATTGATAGCCAAAGATTTAGTTTAACTTTGTCTTTTCCTCCACAATCTAAAGCTGATTTTATGCCTATCATTGGTTTTTTAATGAAACAAAGATCCAAGAAAGAAAGTTTTACTTTACCTTTACCTGGTGGGTTAGGTAATGCTAGAGGAACAGCTGCAGGATCACCTACAGGAACAGCAAGTGCCGGAGATACTACGATTACTTTAGCAGGAACAGGAACTGGCAGCCTCCTCAGTGGGGATCTGATTACCTTTGGTAACCATGATAAAGTTTATATGGTGGTAGATGATGCCTCTGATATATCAGCCACTAATACATTAACAATAGAGCCACCTTTAAGAGAAGCAGTATCTGGAACTGCTATTTCTTTTGATAATATAAATATGAAAGTAAGATTAACTTCTGATCTCCAGGAGTATGTATCCAACACAGTAGATAAAGATGGTAACCTTGTATTTAATTTTGAGTTAGATGTTATTGAGGCTTTATAATGGCAAGAGGTTTAACTACTGCAGTTAAAAATGAGTATGCAACAAGAAATGTTAATGCAGTTCATTTAGTAGAAATAGATCTAGGCACAACTACAGTTTATTTTACAGAAAATAGTTTTAATTTAGTTTCTAATATATCTGGAACATCTCAAACTTATCTTTCCTCTGGTATTTTATTAGATGTGACTAATGTGCAAGAGAGTGCCGGTGTTAATGTATCTAGATTGAATTTATCTTTAACTGGAGTAAACCAAGCCTATATTTCCCTAGTGTTAAATAACAATATTACTCATAACACTGTATCTATTTATAGAGCATTACTAGATAGTTCTAATGCTATTATTGCTGATCCTTTTTTATTATATAGAGGTTTTATTAATGGGTATGAAATTGTAGATAACACCCAAACAGCTACAGTTAAATTAGATATTGAAAGTCATTTTGCTAATGCAGCACAAGTCAATGGCAGAATTACTAACAATGAAACACAACAAAGATACTTTAATGGTGATTTAGGATTTGAATTTTCAGATCAGATTAAAGATATCAAATGGGGAAGGAAAACCTAATGGCTAGATTTTACAAAGCAACAGATAAAGATCTAGATGAACTATTTGAATTTGGCAAAAGGTTTTGGAGAGAATTTAGGCATATAGATATTCCCACTATTGATGAAGATAAATTATTTAAAACCTTAGATCTCTTTTGTCAAAAAGGAATCATTCTTTGTGCCAGGGATGAGAAAGAAGATAAGATCATAGCATCCCTAGGATTAGTGAAGCAGCATTATTGGTGGTCAAATGAAATTGTTTTTAATGTGTATTGGCTTTATGTTTTACCAGAACATAGAAATTATAAAACAGTTAAAACATTAATAGACATGGTTAAACAAATAGCAAAAAAAGATCCTATTTATTTTCAAATATCTTCTGAAAAAGATTATGATGATTTATTCAATAAGTTTGGATTTAAAGAAGTCGGCAAGAATTGGAGATTTAACTAATGGGTGGTGTTGTAGATGTCATTGAAGATGTTGTAGAAGGCATTGTAGACGTTGTTGAAGATGTCGTAGATGTTGTAGTTGATGTCGTAGAAGAAGTTGTTTCCTGGATTATTCCTATTCCAGAGATGCCAAATTTTGATAATGGTATTAATGATCCTACTTCTCAAAATGAAGGTGTTTTAGTAAACAAAACTAGTTCTAGTAGAGGCATCCCAGTTATTTATGGATTGCGTAGAGTTGGAGGTACGATTACACAGCTTGAGGTTTCTGGAACTGATAATGAATTTTTGTATGGAGCATTGGTCTTAGGAGAAGGGCAGCTCTCAGCTTTAAAAGAAGTTTTATTGGATGATACTGCAGTAGCAGATTTTAATACTAGCCCATCTAGTGCAGGAACATCTCCTACTAGCTTTACTCATCATCAAACCTATTATGGTAAGTTTGCAGATTTTGAAAATCCGGCAGATGGTACAATTACTAATACCTGGCATTTAGCCCTAGAGTTTATGGATGGTAGAGATGACCAGGTAGTAAGTGATTTATTAAATGAATTAACCACAGTTTCCACATCCCACCGATTAAGGGGAGTTGGATATATAGCTTTTAAAATTCGCTATAATTCGGATGTCTATACTTCATTACCTAATTTAACTTGTTTAATCCAAGGTAGAAAAATTAGATCTGTAGATAGTGGAGGAAACATCAGTGGCAGCTATGCATATTCATCTAACCCAGCATTTTGTTTATTAGACTACTTAACAAATTCTAGATTTGGTAAGGGTGTTTTAGATACTGATATTAATGGAGTTAGTTTTTATAACGCATCTCAAGTTGCAGCGACTAGTGTTACTCCTTTGGCTTCTGGGAATGTGACTAATCCATCTGATAATAGTTCTTCATCCTCTATTAATTTAATGGATCTGTGTTTGGTCTTAGATACTAGGAATAAAGTTTTAAATAATATTAGAACCATCTTATCTAACTGTAGAGGCTTTTTAACATTTAGTGCCGGTAAATATCAAATGACTATAGAGAATACAGCTTCAGCTGCTATTAGCCTGGATGAATCAGATATTATTGGTGGTATTCAAATTAAATCAGAAGATAAATCAGTTAAGTACAATAGAGTTATTATTGATTTCCCAGATATAGAAAGAGATTTTAAAACTAGCACTGCAGCATTCCCACCCAATGATGATACTAGCCTCCCTAGTGCCGATCAATACGCAACTATGTTAGCTGAAGATGGGGGAGAGGTTTTAGAAGGTAGATTTACTTATGGAGGTATAACTTCTTTTTATCAAGCTGAAGAACATGCAGAAATTATTTTAAGAAGATCTAGAAACAGTTT